GTAGCAGTGCGAGCTAAAAAAGCCGCCTGTGACTTATTGCCACGTGAGCTGTTACAACGCTTACAACAAGCCACTAGGTTGTTTGGGTTGTACGCCTCAGACTTATCATCGCTCTTAGATACTGGCACGATATGGTCAACTGTGTCAGCCTTAGCATTGCAGTAGAAGCATGTGTTGTTATCCCTAGCCAACACCTGCAACCTAACAGCTTTGTACTTACGCTGAGAGCGTGGGTCTCCACGTTTAGTAGCCATTAGTAATACCCGTGTTTAAGGTGGAAGGTAAGAGCATTACACATAGTTACATATCTCTTATGAACATACTTAATAGTTAAATCAATTTGAGTAAAGGGGTCTTTAGATTGATAGTACTTAGACTTCATCTGACCTATACCCATGTGTGAACCATTACGTGCTAGGTAGTTGTATTGAGACTCCATTACTACGATACGGTCAAAGCATTTAAACTCTTTATAGTTAATGATACGACTATGAGCATAGACACGTAATACATCTACTGAATAGCCATTAGCTATAGCAGGCAGAGGTATGGCCATTTGTAGGAGTACTAGCATTAGTAGTACAAGCGCAGTTATATGTGATTTATCAATCAACTTAGGAGTTAAGTGATTCTCAATTAGAGGAGTCAAAACCTCTGTGCGCTGTGAGTGTCCACGATACACCCCCAAGTCAAATCTATTCAAGATTATGCGTGATGTTGGGCGTGTCATTGGTGGCACCAACCTTTACCTTTAAAGCTAATACCCGGCACCCCATACACCTGACGCATAGCAAAGCCACAGCAATAGGGAGCGTTATCCTCATGTATGGAGCGCTCAACTGTGTAGCGCATGCTGCAGCTGATGCACTCATACTCATAGCTAGGCATCTATAGGAACCATAAGACATACCGACATGAAGCTACATGTGATGCACTGCAACACCTTTACGTTAGCTGGCAGGTTATCGCTGACTATCCGCTCTAGCTGTTCAGTCACCTTGCTGCAGTTACGGCACTCATATCTAATCTTGTCCATAGGTTGACCCCTTCAAGTACTTCATGGGAAAGAGGTTGTTTTGACCTATCCACCATGAGGGTTGACGTGGGTGTTTGTATTTAGGAACCATTGCCATAGATGCAGGTATCCAGCCAATGAGCTCATAAACAGGGGAGCGGCCAACGACCAAGATGCACACGTCATTGGGCCTAATTTCTTGTGATGCCTGGACTATGAGGTTGCCAGTGATGTATTTAGTCCATTTCACTTCAACGTTGAGGCCAACATCTGCATTGGATTTAAAAGTGTTAACGCTTGGGTTAAAGCCCCTAATTCCAAAGTACTCAGCTACAGCTATCTCAGCGCCAACACTTTCTGCATGCTGCGTTATCATTTCGTGATAATTGATGTTTTGACCGTAAAGCCTAAACCAATCATCTGACATAACACGGGCGCGCTCTAAAGCGGTGTGATGTGCCTGGATTTCTTGAGCCCTATCAAGTATTACCGTCTCTAGCCTCGACATTGTGCGCATAGCCATACGACTGCCTCACCGCTCATGTCTTTAATGTTTAGGCCACCGAGTGCGGGTTTATCTACTTCACAGCAATCACACCATTTATCGGGTAGGGAAGTAATAGTGCCGTCATCATGGATAGTTTGTGTAATACCGCTACCTATTTTGCTGAAGCTAATTTCACCCATGAAAACTCATAACCAACATAGCTATAAATAGAGCTAATTCAATGAGCAGCAACGCTTTGATTAGACGGCTTTTTGTCATAGCCACACCGGCTTGCACTGGTCATCACGATTCTTTGAGACACACGTATAACCCTGATACGGATTACCTGTTTTCGCCGATTTCCCGGACTTAAACAGCATTTCTCCATGCTTACAAAAGGGGTTAGGCTGGGGAGTAGCTGGCTCATCTAGTTTTTCCTTTACCATTGCTATGACGTTGCCTACATGCTTAGTGCCTGTTTCTATCTCTGTTTGTTTTACTGTGAGAGTGGCCCATAAATCTTCACTTGGTGTTGGCTCATACTCCACGCGGGCCATATCCTCACGGCTTGCTCTAGTTTCAGTAGGGGAGAGCAGTTTGATAGCCCTAGAAATGCAGCTTGTGGATGTATCTTCAACAAACCATTTCTTCATGTTTGCTGGATATGTAGCTACATTGCCATAGGCGTAATCAACAGCGCTTGGTACGGCATCCTCAAACTCTCTGTAAATCTCAGCTTTAAATAACACCCAACCTTCAGAAAGGTTTGCATCTTCAATGAGTGCGACTATCCGGCCACTAGGGAACTCATGGCGAAAGCGCTTAATAGTGTCATTGGCTAATTCGTAGTTATCTAGAAATCCGCTCATTTTGATGCCTCTGCATCTCTTAGCGCTCTAGCTATAGAGCGGCCACGTAAATAACCCTCGCCGTGACCTTCTCGGTATCCAATGGAATAACCGGCAATGAGTGCTAGCCCTACAATTAAAATGATTAACAAAATAGGTGGTATTTCGAGTGTCCAGTTCATAATCTCAGCCCTTTACTGTGTTATGGTCAAGACATAGGGCTTAGCAATTAAAACTAAATAGCGGGTTATGTAAAGCTAATGAGCATCTTTTGTGCTCGTTTTTACTTTACATAATGTAACTAGTCGGCATTATCAAATTATCAAGGATTACCCCTGGTAACTTGTAAAGCTGATTAGGAACAGCAAATCACTCAAATCTTTATAGAATTGTGACCTGCATTACTATTTAATTTTTTTTAACTAGCCCTTAGCCTTAGATGCGTTTGCACCTAGCAAAAGTGTAGGGGTAGCCACCGACAATTTTCAAGATGCGACACGCCCAGGCTCAATAGAAAGGGTAAGTCATGGCAGCCCCACGGATGCAACCAAGTGGCCGAGTAGATGTCACAAGCCATAACAAAATGGAAGGCCGCCTTAGCTGCTATGGCTTTGGTGAGGATGATAGAGCCATAAACCCTGGTGATTTGTTGATAGTAGGCACCCAATGGATGCGTGAAAACTCAAAGTTGCTAGAGACTGAGTTCGTACTCTCATTAAGAGGTAGAGACATGGCCTATTTTGTAGAACATGCCAAACATGCACAAGATTTATGGGCAGATAACAAACACTGGCTGACTGCCCCCATGTCACAACCAGGGGACACCCGGCCTATGAGTGTACAGCGCTCTGCCTCACAGCAAGATGCAGTACGTGCCTTTTACGAGCGTTCTAAAAGTATCTGATAAATACGGTCCACCTGGATTTCAATACGGTCTATGCGCCCGCGCAAGTTATGGCCACCATTACCGTCATCACGCAGCTCTGACAAATAAAACTTTACAAGGTGGCGAACAAGCCCAGCCGTAATGCCACCTAGCGTTGCTATCCCCAACAACAAAGCTATAAGCGACTGGGCCTGAGTCATTACTTTTTGCCTACGCCAAATTGCTTTTCATTAGGTGCAAGGGCTTTGAGTACTGGGCCAATTAGGCCAGCAAGAAAAGCATTAGCTAACACCTTTGGGTCTGAAATCCCGCTGAGATAAAGCGCACCTGCACAGCTAATAGCTGCACGTAAGTAAGACAGGGCCGCTGCCTTTAGTTGCGCGCTCAATTTGAGTCCGCCCAAGTAATAACGTTAAAAGTAAAAGACGGTGTTACTCCGCCAATTTCGTAATTTACTCTTAGGTTATCTGTAAAAGGTGTCGTAAGTCTAATAACCTCACGTGCTACCCCTGTTTTCTGTGTAAAAGTAGCTATGGTGTTGTAGTTAGTGCCGTCTGTTGTATCTTGCACCACTACATCAAGGGTAGGAGCTGTACCACTAGCTGCAGTTACCTGTAGCTGTAGTACTAACTGCCGGGCAGCTGCAAAGCCTGTGACGGCTGCAGCTGAGGCTGTGGTTGTTCGAGCCCCTGAGGCTAAAAGGGTGACCGTACTGGCCGGTATATTGGCTTGCTGTATATCGCTCATGTTGTTTCTTTCTCTAAATTAGGGCTTTTATAGACTGGCCTTCCATAGCCAACAACCCCTGAGTGGTTACCTAAAGCCCTTGTTTTTAACATGACCTGGCCACCGTTGCGGTCTTTGCCTGCAGGGGAGGTATTGCCCTCCACCGTAACTATGGCTTTATCTGAACAACGTATGACCAAACCAATATGGTTAATAATTGTTTTGTCATCATCTATAAAATCAAAGAAAACAAAGTCACCTACCTTTGGTGTATCAAACCAATGGTTGGAGGCCTTAAATCGCTCAGCCCCGTCTTTGGTAGACACGCAGTCAGGCACACTTACCCCTGCCTCATGAGCTGCCCACATAAGAAAGCTGCCGCACCAAGGTAAAAAGTTGCGCTTGGTAAAGGCCCCGTATTTAGTCTCATTGGACTTAGGGCCTTCCACCGTGCCAACCTCAGCTAGTGCAACCTCAATCATGCGGGCATGAGTGCCTTGTGCGTACTTAGACATTAAAGCCCTAAAGCTGCTTTGAGGTCTGATACAGATAAGCCAACGGTTTGCAGTTTGTCTGCCACAGTTGCCTGTTCAGGTGCGGTTGGATTATGTGCAGCAAAGGCAGCAAGTAATTGCCCCTCTGTCGCTTCGCCGTCTAGGTAAAAATCATCTCCGCGCTGAAAGTAGTTAAATCCGCTTTCTGCCTTAAAAATTTTGCTATCTGCGTACTTTGTAGGTGTTGCTATTTTGAGTTCCATTATGCTCCTAAATAAACTGCGCCAAAGAAGTTTTTTTCACGGCCTAATCTAACATTGAGCGTACTGCCAGAGTTTTGCCATACGCTGACATTGTAATAATCGCCCACTATGGCATCGTCCATAGCAACAAAAGTTAGTCCAGTATCTTGTGCTCCTACTGAAGTAACTGAGCCGTCCATA